GTCGGTCGTTACACCAGTGGACGCCTTGACGGTAAAGATGCCCGTCGGTGCATTCGTGCCGGTGCCGCCGATGTAGCCCCACTCAAGGTTGCGCAAAAGCTGGCGCTGCAAGTGGTCGATGACTTCCATTTCCACGCTAAATCCGGCGTCCGACTGCAAAATTAATTGCTGACTGACTTCCGTCTTCGGCAAACATGGAACCGGTGCCAGGGGAACTTCCTTGAACAACGGATCAGCAGCAGTCGTTGCGACTGTGCCGGTATCGGGTTCAGTCCAGGCGCTGGTGTAGTCAGCAGTCTTCAGCGTGCTGAAGCGCAGAGTCTGGTAGCCCTGAACGCCAGTGCGCAAATCTGCCAAATTACGCATCACAGAATTGGCACTCAGGTACTTAAGAACCGCATCCTGATACACCTTGGGGATCAAGATTGAACTTGACGCAGTGGTGATGAGTTCGCGCTGTTCTGGGATTTGACCGGTGCGCAGGTAGTTGACGAACTGATCCTCGTACTTCTTCGAAGCGCGGATGTCCATCGACCGCTCTTCGGTCTTCTTTACGGTGTTCTCGATAGCAGACGATGAAGCGAAACGCTCGCGAACTTGCGCTGCGCGGATCTCTGCATCGAGCTTGCCGAGTTCGTTGGCAACTTCGTGGCCGCGGGCCTCGACTTCGACGGACATGGTGTCCTGGGCGAGAATGGAATCGCGCTCTGCAACGAGCGCCTTACGGGTCTCAAACATTTCGGACAGTTTCATAGCGGCATCCTTAGACGCAGACGTAGACGGGCAAGGCCCGACTGGAGGGTTCTTGCTTCGGCACTTGTCTGCGGATAAGCGCCGTTTTCAACGATGGAAACTTCACGCAGCGCAACCTGCGAGAGTGTGCGAGTGTTGCCGACCCAACTGTCGGCGATGACTTGGAAACCGAACGACATCTCAGACAACACGCCAGCGTCCACCAACTGGCGAACGTCCTTAGCGCGTTGGGTGTCGGGCAGCGTTACTTCAAACGCCAGGCCGTGCTGATCGCTGCGCAGTTGCAGCAATCCGCTCTTGGTGTTGGCAAGTAGGTCGCGCGAATCGTGACCAACAAGTAGCGAAATGTTGCTACCGAGTGACGAATCAAACGCGCCGCGTGCGACACGTTCGGTAAATGGCTTGCCGCCATTGATGCCGCGAATGGTCAGCGGGTGGCTTGGAGCGTCATAAACCGAGGCGTAGCCACCGATCTTGTCGCCCGTCATGGCTAGTTTGGCTGTGCGAATCTCAAGCATTGTCGTCCCCCATGTTGCCTTCGCCGGCGTTGTCGCCCTGAACTGCGCTCATGCCGCCAGGCATGGAGACCTTGGCATCGTCAAGCCCCTCTTGAGGAGGCAAGCCGAGCCGGTGCCGTGCATCGTTGCCGGACATAATCCCGGCGAGCACCAGTTTGGACAGAGCCATTCCGGCGTCCCGCATGTTTCCGCGAAGCAGGACGTCCACGTCAAGACGTGCATGCTCACCGGGCCTGCAGAGTTTGCGCGTGATCTCCGACTCCCACGCGCTCACCCACTGGGCAAGAGCGCCGTCAACGTAGGCGCGAGCGGTTTCCGATTGCGATGCAAGAGCGCCGCCACCCTGCTGGTACAGCATTTCGGGCGGAATGCCAAAGGCGCGAGCGACTTCCTGAATGGAGAATCGGCGCGATTCGAGCACATTGCTAGTGCTTTCGCTGATCTTCTCAGCCTTCATGCCTTCGCGCAGAATGAGCGGACGCGACGCACCTTCTGGCGTTGAGTGCATAGTCTGCCAGGCGTCCCGAATGGCTTGTACCGTCTGATCGGACATAGCGCCGGGGTGAGAAATCGAAATCTTGCCACCACTCTTGATGAGCGCAGAGTGCGCCGCGTCCTGGTCTGCGGCAAGATTGAACGCAGCGCGAGCGGCGTCCATCGGCCCAATGAACCAATCCGGGCGCAGCGGGTCGGGGTAGCAACCAAGGTGAAGCACCTGGTCGGAGGACAACGTAGTCCCGGCGAGCTTGTAGACCACACCGTCCTCGGTCATTTCCGAACTCACGGCGTTCGTTGGCATCGGTTGCAATTCAGCAACAGCGCCCGAACTATCGCGCCGAATCAGCGCTACACCGTTTCCGGATTCGAGCGCACACGCGGTGATATAGCGGCGAAACTCGTAGCCTGACTGCCAGCGCGAAGCATCGCGGGTCATCAGTTGTGTAATCGGCGAGTCGACCAACTGACCATCGCTATCAACGACGTGGAACGGTAGCCGTGCAAGGTCTGCCGATATCAGTTGAGTCGCTCGAACGACCGCAGGCAGGGACGTTATAGCCGGTGCGGCTAGCGGCTCCGGCCGTGCATAGACGACCGTGGCGCTTCTGAATCCCATGAACCTGGCGAAGATGCTCACGCAGAGCATGGAACAAGTCCGCCTAGGACTGTCAATAGCGATTTATGGACTTGCCAACTAAACGCAAAATATCTTCACGGTGAAGTACTTACTTCACCCGATCGGGCAACTGCTCGTACTCAGTCCCGTGGACTCGCGCACCTGGTGATGCTCCATCAGCAGTGCGGCCATGTTGCCGGAAACGATGACATCCATGTTGCCGGCGCTGCGTCCTTTCACCGGTCGCGTGTTGCCTACGTTGTCGCGAATGAGTCGCACGTTGTTCAGTCCGGTCGCTAAAACCGGGTCAACTTGGTAGCACAACTGCTTCGATTTGAGCAAATCGCCCCACAGTTTCCAAGCCGGAGCCATGGTTCTGATCGATTGATCGACCGCAACGATGGGCCATCCTCGATCTTGCCACCTCCGAATGTCTCGCGCTTGCGCTGGATGCGGGTCAACGCCGATCTTTCGGACGTCATAAAGCGCCATTAAATGCTCAATTTCAGCCTCAACAATCGACATATCCTGCCATTCACCAGGCATGCGGCGCAGGTGTCCCGCCTCAATCCACACTTGCAAGGGGTTCTTGCAGCGCTTCTCGTCAAGTGCAATGTCCGTGCCGGCCCACCAGCACACGTTCCGCGCACGGATGATGCCGCCATCCACCACCATGATCGTCAGCGCCGTCAAATCAAGTTGACTGCCGTAGCCACCGCGGCTCAGGTCGATCGCGATCACCGCCGGCGAACCGCGCAACCGATCCCAGTCGCAGTCAATCATCTGCCGCTCCAACACCGCAAGATCGATGTCGGTCGTTGCAATCTCGTGATATCTGCACGCCAACTGCGTTTCGAACTCGGCAATCTGCACCGGATCGCCCGTGTTTAGCATGGTTTGCGCGGCTAATTGCAGCTGCGTGGGGTCAACAATGACGCCCAAACCGGGGTGCGCTTTCGCCCAAACGGTCGGATCAGAGGCCTGATCGTCGGGATCTAGCCCGTAAATCATGGGCCACCACCCCGCCGGATAGGGGGTTCCGTCAGTGATTGCCGCTTCGCAAGCCTGCCAATAGCCCCAAATCGGGGTGGTCTTCTGCTCCGGGTCGGGCGTGGTGATCGCCAACAGTTGCGACGTTGCGAACTTGGCAAGTCCGGTGAGCAAACGACCGACGGCTTTCGGCATGCGGGAAATCTCATCCGCCACCACCAGGCGCGTGGTCAATCCGTCCAATGCCTTGTCACTGCAGGGCAGGGATATGTACCGGTTGCCGCCGTGGCGCACGCGCCCTGGATGCGCCGGCGTCGATCCGCCCGAAGCCTTCCATCCCTGCTCGTCCTTGTCAACGTCATCCATCGCCAGCGTCCGGCACATGGTCGCCATGCGCTCAAACGTCTTCTGCGCCAAGCGTCCATCGGGCGCAACCGATGAGAACTCCAGGCTAGTTGAGGTGTCGCGCATCGCCGCCATAATCATTGACGCCGCGAATTCGGTCTTCCCGTTGCCACGTGCCACAACCAGCAGTAGCGCCTTGGTGGCGGGGGTATCTGTCTTCACCTTGCCGATCACTCGGCGCCTGGCGAGCAACACCATCGCCACCATGCACTGCCATGGCATCCATTCGAGCGGCTTGCCGGCGTCCTCTTCCACGCCCTGGCCGCACCGGCGTGCGAACGACCTCGCCTCCTCAGCTCGCACCTCGTCCCACCACACATCATGCGCCGCCGGCGCTCGGCGCTCCTCCAAGTAGCGTTTGCACGAATCGAGGATGCGCAGGTTCGCCACCGCGCTCCCGCTGGCAATCGATTCGGCGTAGGCGTCCGCTAAGTCGGCGCATAAAGGCGGTCGTTTCAAGTGTTTACGGCGCTTGTCGGTTTTAGAGG